GTGAAACTAAACGCCCGGCAGGTGGACACCGCCAAACCTAAAGATAAGCCTTACAAGCTGGCTGATGGTGGTGGTTTGTATCTCCTGATTAAACCTAATGGCGGCAAATACTGGCGGCTCAAGTATCGTGTAGCCGGCAAAGAGAAGCTGTTAGCGCTGGGTGTGTATCCTGAAGTCACATTGGCCGATGCTCGGGCAAAACGTGAAGAAGCCAAAAGGGGTATCGCTGGGGGTATCGATCCTATGGAAGCGAAACGGGAAGAGAAGATCGCCCGTGAAACGCAGTTAAACAACACCTTCAAAGATATTGCCCTTGAGTGGCACAGCAGCAAACTAAAAAAATGGTCTGCTGGGTATGCTTCAGACATCCTGGAGGCTTTCAACAAAGATGTGTTCCCTTACATTGGCAAAAAACCAATAGCCGATATCAAACCGCTTGAACTGTTGAATGTGCTGCGGCGCATTGAGGGGCGCGGCGCTACAGAAAAGGCCAAAAAAGTTAGGCAGCGCTGCGGGGAAGTTTTCCGTTACGCAATAGTCACCGGGCGTGCTGAGTATAACCCCGCTCCGGATCTCACCAGCGCCATGCAAGGGCATGAGTCCAATCATTATCCTTTCCTCACACCGAAAGAATTGCCTGATTTCTTCAAGGCGTTGTCAGGATATACAGGAAGCGCGTTAGTAGTTTTGGCTGCTCGTCTGCTGATTATCACCGGCTTGCGTACCGGCGAACTCCGCGGGGCATTTTGGGATGAAATCAATATCAGTAAGGCGGTCTGGGAAATACCAGCCTCACGCATGAAAATGCGTCGCCCTCATGTGGTACCGTTGTCCAGGCAAGCTCTTACGCTTATTGGCCAGCTCCAAGAGCTAACAGGCAATTACCCGCTTATGTTCCCTGGCCGTAACGATCCGCGAAAAATAATGAGTGAAGCCAGCATAAACCAAGTCTTTAAGCGGATTGGCTATAACGGAAAAGTCACCGGGCACGGTTTCCGGCACACCATGAGTACCATCCTGCACGAACAGGGCTACAACACCGCGTGGATAGAAACGCAGCTGGCACACGTCGACAAAAACTCTATTCGAGGTACGTACAACCATGCTCAGTATCTGGATGGTCGCCGCGAAATGCTCCAGTGGTATGCCGACTATATGGAAGCGTTAGAAAACGGCGAAAATGTCGTGCATGGAACGTTTGGGAAAAGCGCTTGACTGTATGTATAGACAGTGCTAATTGACAGTAGTAGACTTCAGTAGACGAACAATAATTAGGCGTTGTCTAGGCTGATCACCGAAATCCCGCTCACCTCTGCGGGCTGGCAATGCCGCTTAAATAAGAGGACGTGGGGTTGCGTGTGACTCGAGCTACAAAAAAAGATTTATCGTGGTTTAACCTCAGTAATTACGATTTTATTAATAATTTAACTCTCTCTGAATTCATCGTTGAGCTTGAGTGGCGAGATTTCCTTTATCGTAATGTAAATGAGGATGATTTATTTTTTGATGAAGAATACGAAATTAAATATCAGCGTATATTTGGAGGGGATCCTCATCTTGATATTCCAAATGAAGAAGAAAAAGAGATTGATGAGTTTGTCCGTAAAGTAAACAGCGAGACTCCGTCTTTGCTAAATATGTACGGTACTCTACCTCACCTACCATCAGATCTAGGCGTAAGCCCCATTAGTTTTACTGAACTTTCTATGTATGGTTATAGTGCGATAGACCAAGGCTTTTTCAAAAGAGATGATGAGTATTGCTTTATCAAATCTGACGCTATGCTTGCGAGTGTTTCGGGCAACCTAGATGATTGTTTTACGAATTCGGTGCTGTTATCAGTAAATTTGGATGATGCAACTGATGAAGAAATTATAGCCAGCATGGCGAAACTTCTTCCTCTTTGGCGGGAACAGTTGATGTTGCCCGAGCATGAACACGTAGCCCGAAAAAGAATAGGATTGAAAACTCTTCAAAAGCTCATTAATAACAGAGTGTTGCCAATTCTTGACTTACTAATCTGGGAAAGGCGATTCACCAAAGAGGTTAGTAACCCAATGATAGGTGCATTAGTTTTTGATGACGATCCTAAAGACACTCAAGCCATCAAAGAGACTATCAAGCCATTCGCATTGGAGGCTATGAGTGAGCAGTACACTCGTTTGCTTCGCTTACATATGAGCAAAGATGGAGAAGTTAACTCAGCGAAAATGTCTGATTTAATGAGTAGAATTTTGTAGTCTGTGAAATTCTTAAAAAACACAATACTTGTTTTTCGAGGATTACGCTTTGATAGATCTATGGTTAAAATCAAAGCGTTTCTTTTTCGAAGAAAAACTTTTGTTTTATTATCTCTCCCGGCTGAAAAATAGATTGTTTACCCTTTCATCATCTACTCGCGTCTACTTAAGCGCATTTAGGAATAAAGGAGTAAACATGTCTAAAGCCCTCATTCGCTTACCTGAAGTTCAACGTCGTACTGGCTATAGTAAGGCTTGGATTTATCGCCTTCTTAAAGAGCGTAAATTCCCCCAATCTGTAAAAATAGGTTCTCGGTCGATCGCGTTTGTTGAAAGTGAGATTGATGCGTGGATAACCCAACGGATTGAAGAGCGAGATGCTTTACTCGTCAGAAGACCACAACTGTAACTTAGCCCGGGAAAACTAACATGACTATCAAAAATGCCCGTGCCGGGCAGGGTTTTGCTCACCCTGAAAACAGCAGCGATGATATTTCGGTCATTAAATTTGAGGATGCAAAAGTACGTATTGTTAAGATCTTGGGCGAGCCATGGTTTGTAGCGGCAGATGTATGCGCAGCTCTGGAAATAGCTGATCACAAGGTTGCTTTGCGACGTCTTGATGATGATGAAAAGGGGGAGTGTTTAATACCCACCCCTGGCGGAAAGCAGACTATGCGAACTGTATGCGAGTCAGGATTCTACAAACTGATCTCACGTAGTCGTAAGGCGACTACTCCCGGCACCTTTGCGCACCATTTCAGTAATTGGGTATTCCGTGAGGTCATTCCCTCAATTCGTAAAACTGGCTTCTATGGAGTGCCGTTCGTGTTCCTGAACGACTTCAGCCGGCGCATGGCTGCTTACCAGCAGGAGGCCAGCAAACGCGGATATAAATTGCAGCAATGTAAGGGTGTAAAAGAGGCTCTTGAGCGGGAAGAGATTCAGTTGTGGCTTAAGTATCAGCCCGAGCTATTGAAGGAAAATGGCGATGAATAAAAAGGCGGAAAGACGCCGGGATTTTTACCCGGCAGAGAGCATGCTTAATCAGCCCTTTGGCTCGATACCACGCTGCTGGAGTTCCTTGCGAATAATTCTCTTAAGCCATGCGGCTAGAGACTCATCACCATCTTGCTGTTGCGCTCGTTCCATCATCTCTCGAAGCTCTGGATCAAGCCTAAATTGGAATGGAGGATTGCCTCGTCTCTCGTTTTTGTGTGTTGACACGTCAATTACACCCGATGTAATGTGTTTTTGTGTGATGACACATTACACACAGGAAATGAAAAAGACAACGCCCCGAAGTGCGGGAACACTTTCAGGGCGTCTAACCAAAACGTTAGTTGAGGTAACATTATGGCTTGCACTAAGTCTACCCAAACACGCCCTGAATTTACATGGCGTTTTCTCACCTTGGGTGAATTCACAAATCAGATCGTCAATGTTACTGCTTCCACCGAGCGCGAAGCCCGCGAAAAAACGCCAGAAGGATGTGTCTGTATTCTGGCGTGTCGATTTCGTGTTGAGGAGGTGCAGCATGTTTAACCTCCAGACCCTGACAGCAAAAGCACGCGAGCTGCGCGGCAATGTGGTAAAAGCCACTACCACGAAGGGCACCCGCACCATGACCCCCGTTTACGAACGGGAAGAGCAGCGCAAACTGCGCGAGCGCATCCAGCAGACCCAGCCGGACTGGGTTTTACTCTGGTGGGATATTGCGACCGTTACCGGCTGGCGTACCAGCGACGTGTGCAATTTCCGTTACTCGTGCATCAACTGGGAAACCGGCATTGCCACAATCATCGTAGCGAAGCAGACCAAAGCGGCGGAAGCCAGAGCAACCCGGAAGGGGATCGAGGTTGTTCGCCAGCAGCGCAAGGATGCTGCCCGGCTTGCTGGCGATCACATTGGGTACATGCACTGGGATAGCGTGAGCTGCGACGAGCTGGCCGCCGGCATGACGGAAGAAGAACAGGCGATCGTGTTTGAGCTGGTGGCAAAGGCTGAAGTGAAGCACGACACCAAACAGCTGCCACCGGGCATCATCAAACGACTGCGCGAACGTATGGAGCGCAATCTTATCGGTGACGACCTGGTATTTTCCCGCAGCCAGATTGAAAGTAATCGTTGCCAGTCTCTGGAAGGTAGCGTGAGCCGCCAGACGATCTGGAAGAAACTTCACAACGTAATGGTGTGGTTTACCCGCGTAGTAAACAAACGTCTGCGCCTGAGCGCCTACTCCAGCCGCAAAATTGCCGCGTTTAATCTCATGTCAGCTGGCGGCGAACAGGGTTTGCTGGTCGCCTCTGAAATGCTCGGGCACAGTAACCCGGCAATCACCCGAACTTATCTCCAGCTGGGGAGCAAGGCCGCGGCTATCCAGACACGCCTCGCTATGGAGGTAAACGCATGAAAAAGCCAACTCAAAACGAATCCATTGCCATGCTGACGACCAGCGCAGGCCAGGCGCTGGAATACAGCCGTCAGGCGCTTGCCGTTCTCGATATGTGGATAGATACACTGGCGCCGGATGATGAAATGGAAAGCTTTCGTGTCGCGGCGGTTCACAGCCTGGTCAGTCAGGCATCGGAATATCTGGTGAAAGTCAGGGAGGTCAGGCCATGACCGCTATTTATAATCTGGTGCGCTGTAGCGATGGCAAAACCGTATTCAGTTTTCCGGCCGGCGGCCGCTATCTGGTGGACACGTCGAACGGGTTACAGTCGATGCGCCCCCTTATGGACAACGAGATACTTTTCACAGTGGAGAGTGCCGCGCGCTTTCTGAAGAAAATTGGTTATCAGGTAATCCCGCCAGCGTCGTGAGGTAAAAAAATATGACGATTGAAAATTCCGGCTTAACTGCTGGTGGCCGCGCTCACCCTGAAATCAGGCCGGGCGATAAATGGAAAGATAGTCGGGGCGGGATCGTAATTATCGAAAGTTACCGATTCGACAGAGTGACATATTGCCGCGAAGGGTACAGCTCACCGTGTTTTTGCACGCCAGAAAGACTGGTGCGGGAGTTTGAATTTGTTTCTTCCGCGCCGGGCACCGGTGGAAGAGATATCGATCGAATTATGCGGGTGCAGGGCATCGAACGAATTCGGGTTATGCGGGAAATCATCAGGGAGCGAGGGAACAGAAAATGAAGAATGCACCAAACCTTAAAAAGCAGCCGGCGGATCTCATGGAGGAGTCAATTATCTTTGCCGGCGCTGATGCCTGGACGTTAGCCAAAGCATGGCAGGAAATGAACCCGATTGGTGACACCGTGCCGCCGGTCGTGCTGGATAAAAAGCAGCTGGCGGAGCTGGAGAATATCCGGATTGTGGATGATGGCCGGCTCTATGCCCGGGTTTGCCGTGGCGGGCATCTGACCGAACGACAGATAACCATTCTCGCGACAAAGCTGGCGGTGGCCGGCGTGGAGCGCGCGCAATTCTACTCTGAAGGTTATCAGCTTCTGGAGGATTGGACGCCACAGCTGCCGCGCCTCAAAGCCGATGCGGAAGCCGGCAAAAGCATGGTGATCGGTAAACCACTGACGGATGTAAACCTCCGCGATCTGGCTGATAACGAAAAGGCGCTCATACTGGCCGCGCGTTACACCGGCATTGCGATCCATGAAAACAGCGAAGGCGTGTACGTCTACCGCGCCGGCATCTGGGAGAAAACGTCTCTGCTCGAGCTGAGCCGCGAAATGGTGGCTATCTACAACGAGAACAAAACCAACTTCAGCAAGCGCGCGATCAACAACGTTATCGACGCCCTGAAAATCGTTATCCCGGTAATGGGGGAGCCGCGGCGCAGCCTGATACCCTTTGCAAACGGCGTCTACGATATGGAAACCGGCGTTTTCTCCGAACACAGCCAGGATAACTGGCTGACCAACCATAACGGCGTGACCTATACGCCGGCGGTGCCGGGCGAAAACCTCCGCGACCATGCGCCGAACTTCCATAAATGGCTAAGTTACGCATCAGATAGAGACGCAATTAAGATGCAGCGCATCGCTGCGGCGCTCTTTATGGTGCTGGCAAACCGTTACGACTGGCAGCTCTTCCTCGAGATAACCGGGGAGGGCGGCAGCGGGAAAAGCGTCTTTACCAACATCGCCACGATGCTGGCCGGGGCGCATAACACCGCCAGCGGGAACATGGCGGCGCTCGACAGCGCGCGCGGGCGGGCGCAGTTCGTCGGGAAAAGCATGATAACGCTTCCTGATCAGCCCAAATATTCAGGAGAAGGCACCGGGATAAAAGCGATAACCGGCGGGGATGCCGTGGAGATAGACCCCAAACACGAGCACCAGTACACCGCCGTTCTGCGGGCGGTGGTTGTGGCCACGAACAACACGCCGATGATTTTCACCGAACGTGCCGGCGGCGTTTCCCGGCGCCGCGTAATTTTCCAGTTTAACCGGCGCGTCAGCGAAGAGGATAAAGATCCCGACCTGACAGAAAAGATATCCGCTGAAATTCCGGTAGTTGTTCGCCGGCTGCTGGCGAACTTTGCGGACCCGGAAAAAGCGCGGGCGCTGCTGCTGGAGCAACGGAACAGCGAAGAAGCACTGGAGGTGAAGCAGAAAACGGATCCGCTGTATGCCTTCTGCGCTCACCTTGAGCGACTGGCTGATTGTGCGGGAATGATGGTAGGAAACCGCAATCCGCCTCACTATCCGCGAATTTATCTCTATCACGCTTATCTGGCATTCCTGGAGGCCAACGGTTTCGACAAGCCGCTGACGCTGAATAAATTCGCAGAGGGGATGGAAAGCGCGATGCGGGAATTTAATCACGAGTACCGTAAGGAACGTAGAGCCCGTGGCATGGTGACTAACGTTGAACTTTCGGAAAGTGCGGAAGACTGGTTACCTCAGACGCATCCTGTAGCCGGTCATAAAGAATGAAGTTCAGATAAATATGGAGAAAGGTATACATGGTATACATCGGGAGAATAATTTATATATAAATCAGTGAAATAAACCATGTATACCTTGTTTTCAGGTATACACAGGGTGTACATGGTGTTCATTTTCTCATTAATCATCTGATGGTTTATTAAACAGAATGATGTATACCGTGTAGACCTCAAATCCCAAAATGTAGGCTGGTATTCATAGGTTAATATATTGTTTTAAAAGAAATATATTGCCTTTATGAACACCATGTATACCTTGAGGGCAAATTCTTTAAAACGCATCCACACTTTTCGCGTTGTGCACCCCTGTAATTTCATTAACATCGTTTCATAAATCGCAATTTATTATTTGATTGTTGCGATTAATGAAACTTTAACGATCGCTTTAACAGGGGGCATCATGAGCAAGGTTAACGTTAAGCCCGTTCTGCTGAACGGGGAACAGATTCAGGCTCTGAAAACCATTCAGGAGAGGGAGCGTCAGAAGTCGGGCATGGGGATCGCGCCGTCAATCCATGCTGTTGCACGCAAGGTATTTGATGCAGGGCTATCAAAAATGGAGGCTGGCCAGTGAGCTACTCAATCAAAATAGGGAAACACAGTATCGAGCTGGCAGGTTATGCCGGTAAGGTTGTTGCGCCAAATACTCAGATGGCCGCTTTATTCCGTGGTATGGCGGGCGAACTCACCAGCCTGAGGACAACGGCGCAGCAGGCCGAAGCTGAGGCGGATTTGCTGGACGTTATCCGCAACGATCCGGATCTGAACGAACAGGCAAAAAACCGCAGGGCGGGTGAAGCCCGGAACCCGGACACGCTCAAAGACTTTACCCGCGGGGTGGCAGCCGTAAGCGAGCAGGCCGCAAACATTCTCGATTACCTGAAGAACAAGCTCGCTCCGGTTAATCCCCTGGCATCTGATGATGTTCAGGGATTCATGCGTGACAGTGAAATGCGCCAGGCATTCGCCCGACTGGATCGCCGCAGCCAGGAAAAAATGCTGCTGTCGATGCACAGTGGAAAGCATCGGGAGCTGGCGGACGCCTTACTAAGGGCGCACGCCGTGTGTTCGGGACTCGATACGGAACAGCTAAAACGTCTCGGCTTCTCCCGTGTTGCATCAGAGAACGGGCAGGTGATTCGCGCGGTTGCCGATCTGGTCGACGCGGTAAGGAAGGACGTCGCACAAATTACAGCTGTCCGAACCTGGTATAACAATCTCGTGTACGGGAAGAACGACGATCCATCAGAAGTTCAGCCCCGCATGACCGGCCTTGACCAGTTAAGCGAACATGTCAGCGCGATGCTCAAAGGCAGCCAGCGGCAGATAAATTCAGAAGAGAAGCAGGCCGCCTGAGGGCGGCTTTTTTCTGCCCGGAGGGAATCACAGGATGCTGTTAAGTAAATCAGCCTACGCCAGGCATATGGGCGTCAGCCGGCAAACTGTTTACGGCTGGATAGCCCGCGGTGAAATTGTTATTTCAGGCGATAAAGTGGATGTTGACGCAACGCAGGCTAAACAAAATTCTGCTGGTGCTGGTGCTGGTGCTGGTGCTGGTGCTGGTGCTGGTGCTGGTGCTGGTGCTGGTGCTGGTGCTGGTGATCACCACAATGCAATGACGTGGGCGCAGGCCGCCGCATGGGTATGGAAGCATGACGGCGAGGAAGCGCTGCCGGCTGATATTGATGCAGGTCAGCGGATAGAGGCCGCAGCCGCTGAGCTGGGTTTTGATGTTCAGCACGAGCCCGAAGAGCAACTGCTCATTCTCTTCCGGCTGGATGAAGAAACCCACAGCTTCTATGGCAAAGATCACATGGCTGGTGGTCTGCGTTTCCTGCGTTCCGAGCTGGCCTATGTGGCCGCAATGCATCCCGACACCCAGGATGACTGGAGCGATACAGGATTAAAGGCACTCTGTCTGCTGGCAGGTGAGAAACTGTAA